CAGAATTCCACTCTTCTTGGGTAACCGACCAAGTTCGGCCTAATAATAGGATTATTTGTTTACTCAGTTGTATCTGCGGGTTTTGTTGGGTAACCACCCAGCCGTGTAAGGCTTAAAAAGAATTGCTATAGCCTGCCTCAAGTCTTGCGAAGCCAGTGAATGCGGAACCAGATGAAATTTGTACACCACCATTGGGAACTAGGACCCGTAATCGGATCATTCCAACAGTTTTAAGTCCAGGAGCATCATTGGCTACTTGAGAATATAGGACACCGGCACCAATAGTTGCTACTATTACCGGCACTCCAGGGTTAGTTACTGTAGCTACAAATGTATACGCTATAATATAATCGCCAGGAATAGGAAAAGTGGGCCCTCCAGGAGTTACTGTAATTGGTAAAGATCCATCTACAGTAGAATTAAGCCAGGAATCTGGGCTCAGAACTACTCCAGTAGGCGTAGTAAGCTCAGCACCAGGGCATTTAGAAGGTTGTGGGGTTATTAGTTCTATTACGTAAGATACGAATAGTTCTCCAACAACTACAGTAGTTGCTGTATTAGACACCCCAGCAATCAATTTGCCATGGTCATAGGTTTTTAGGTCAGAAGATGGAACAGGTCCAACTCTAGTAAATAGCTTTGGAGATTGTTTCACTGACAACGATGTGTTAGACCACACATTTGCCTCAGAGGCCCCCGCTATTTGAAATAAGTCTACCTTATTTGTGGGGGTTTCATCAAGAGCATCATACTCAAATGCGAGAGCAATGCGACCACGTTCTGAGGTGGCAGCAATGCTTACGAATTCAAAATTCATACTAAGAATCTTATAATACTCAAATGAATTGGCTATTCCAGCCATCCAAGGAAATGTTGAGTGTAGTCCAGGGTTTACAGCAAAAGCAGTTGCTGCAAAAGTGGTAGCTCCCGCAATTTCACCCAAATACTCTCTATGAGTAAGTGTAATTGATCCTGCTGTTCGTCCTGCGCGAATACGTGGTTGTCGCATTTGCGTTTGAGTAGATCGAGCAACAGGTGCATTAATAGTTTGTTGAGGGTTACCAGAAGTTAAAGATGAAATGATTGCCCTACGGGCATTATTAGCCTTAGCGAGATACCATCCAGTACTTTTTACATACTTGATAACTCTAGCTATTGAGTTCATTCCACTTATAGCAGTTTTTATAGCTGCTGGGAGGTTGTTTCGTTGTTTATATACGACCATTGCCATGTTTGTTTACAATTTGTTCTTTATTGAGAAATACACGGTTGACTCTGTCAGATTTCATAGGTATAAGTTGTCAACTTAATTTCGAATCACCTAAAGGCAACTAGCATTCTAGTTGTCCTTTGTGAAGTAGGGTTCCAAGAGACCAGACGGTAGTAATATTTTCATGGGTAATTCAGGATTACTATCCGGCAGTTCTGACATAAATTTGTTACATTCACTGTAATAATCTACGCCATATCTCTCTTCGAAGAATTCAATTGTCTGATCATCCATTTGATGACGTTCTGAATTTCTGAGGGAATAAGGGTTGAGTATGTATACATTAGTAGTGGTTTTATCCAAATGCCATTGTATGAATTCACTGAGGATGGGCACATGATTAGCCATGTACTCATACCCCTTGTAAACTCCTTGAATTTGGGTTTTGAGTAACATCTTTAAACAAAATCCCATTTTAGGCATTAATCTACCAATTTTAGGGCCAAGTACGTAAGTATCACCAACAGGCCAGAACAATGCTGAACAAAATTCAGCATCACACAAGCGTCTGCTCCAGCCACATTTGGCTTTAAAACCATAGGATTTCATATACATTGCATAATCATCACAAAATACCTCCATTCTCTGTTCTAATGATATTTTTTGAAAGAGGTATTTTAGCCTTAAATTTTCTTTCACTCCCAATGATCGTTTTACTCTATAGTACATGTCCAAGTCCCCATTCCATAATGGACTGAAATTTTCTATACGTTGTTTCATTAATTCTTTCTGACTCATTATGGTTAACAAATCATCACCAAGTACAATAGATTTGAAGTTGTTCAATCCCAAGTCCAAACATGTCTGAAAACTTGTAGCTCCATTAATTAATGAGTTACCACAAGAAGTGTTTGGGTCTCCTGACTTTCTAGTATAAGGTACCTGGTATTTAAAGTGTTTTGAATAGCCTTTAGTTTTCTTCTGAGCCAAGAAAACTGCTCTGGCCTCCATATCTTTCTTTAATCCACAGAACTCATACATTCTCCTTTCGAATCTGAAAGCTCCGGATCCTTGAGTTGCATCAAATCTACTAAAGTCACTCCAAAAGAATATCGGATCATCAATCTCCTCTAAAGCATCTTTCATCCAAGTCCCTACCTCTTCTCCCGTCATTCCACTTGCATAGCAGACATGAGATTGGGGACTGAATAATTTTTTCAAATACTTGTTAAATCCAGCCATCCAGGGACCCAAGGCTACATTCGCCTTATGGGATGTTCCTTGTATGGCCCTAGGGTCAAAATTCTCTGACCCTTCCAATGTTCCTTTATTGTAACTTTCCATCTTTATGAATAAATTTCTTAAAATGTCTTGGTAATTTATTCCTTCATCTTCTAACTGCTGTCTTGCCACTTCGTGTTCCTTCCGCCTTCCTAATGGGAAGTTAGAATTCCATTCTTCAAATGTCAAGGGGATCACTTCAGCAGTTCCCAAGTCGGAGATAAAATCAATTATTCTATCCCACATCAACTTCACTGGGGCATCAGTTTTCATGAGCGCTCTATTATTCAGCGCTATTTTCTCATTGTTCTCACAATTAAGTGGTACAACGGGAATGTGATCCGAAAAACCAACCCCTATTTGAAAAAAGTCCTTTGGAGCCGTTATCTCCACATTTCCATTTTCTACCAGACTAGCTCCCTCCTTTAGAGGTGCTAGTTTTCTATCGACTCGTACATATGCATATTTCTTGTCTGGATTAACATAAATCTTTGAAGAACAAGAAGATGCCCCATTAGAAGTATTGTACCTATCCACAGGACATCCTATGTCACTCTTTCCAAAGAAGCAACAGGCTAAACTAGAAAAGGCCAATACCTTGTCATACCAGGTAAACTTGTATTTATTCTCCTTTACCATGGCATGAGTTATTCTAATTTCTTCATCCATATATTTGACAAATGACAATGCTGCCACATACAATATGGATTGAACCCTAATGCTTTGAGGCATCAGATACTTAGATTCACTCAGTTCCTTCCTAGAATATGAGATGCACTCTTTCCAAGTCTTTGCATTCCTACTCTTGCCGATCATTTTACTGGCCACAATGTCAACTACCCCTTTGGGTATGATGACCTTGCGTTGCTGAGTATCATGGGCAATTACATATTTGCCTATACTCAGCAGGCGACTAGACATGATTGTATCTAGCCTCATTTCCGATTTTAAAACTTTGTCCCCATTCATAGATAAAACAAATTCCCCATAATAAGAAGTATCACTCAATTTATCAGTGATATTCATGGGTTTATCGACTTTAGGTATGGGTAGACATTTAGAAAAGACCACCATCGCAGTTTCTCCTATCATATCTATAGACCAACTCATACCATGATTACCATCATCATGATACATTTTGTTGAGCCATTCAACATTTCCATGGCGATAAGGTATGTAATTACCTTTAACCAACATGTTGATATCTCCACTAACCTGAAACTCGTAATGAGCCTCAGATTTCTTGTTTACAGTAAACATATCCCCAACCAACTTATCAAATAAATGACAGGATGCATATATCTTACCTCTAACAGTACTATATAGCAACTTAAGTAGTTGATCAGGGGTGAAATAGTATAGTGAATGTATAGCCAAGAAACAATCTGGCTTAACACAAGTACAATATTCTATTGGGTGTTCACAAAAGGTCACAGAAGGGTAAAACATAGTTCTCAAGGATCTAATTTTTCTACCTGGTGTAACGGTTGACCTGTTTTGGGATCTATATCTCTCATTTCTAGAATTGTCCGTGGGAGTAAGAACCGGATTACAGGAGTGGATACTGCGCTTCATTTGCGCGTGTCTAAGGGGGTTTCCACCAATATCTACGATGTTTGTAAAACCATCGCTAACGGCCATTTGGTAAAGCTTTGTTTCAGTAACCCTCCTCTCTATAGAGCTTAGGGGGTGCTGATGAGTGCTCAACTTATGTTTAGCTTTTTCAACTAATTCGATATTGGGGTATCGGATTGCTGCCTCTAGGGCTAGCTCTTCACTTATGGGAAACGTAACTTCCAGTTTCGTCATAAGTGTTTATCGTACTCGTTTGTTACTACTTATACGATGCTCAAT